GGAATGATGAGTTATGGCTGTGGCGGAAGAAGAGATTGCATTTATAGGCTTACTTGCTGGCAACAAGGATAATCAGGATAGGTCAAACACATAGGCAAGAGAGGGCTGGTCGATATGACTATCCCTTTTTTTATGCGCTCATGCGGGACGCATGAGTATCACACAAACAAGTCGGGAGGACTTAAACAATGGCACTCAAACTAAAAGTTACAAAAGCGGAATACGACAGTCTTGATGAGGGAATCAGAGGGCTGTACGAGGAAAAGGACGGCAGTTATCAGCTTGCCGTTGATGGCATCGAGGACACAAGCGGGCTGAAATCAGCGCTTGAAAAGGAGCGCAAGGCACGTGCCGACTTTGAAAAGATGGCAAGGCAGTATCAGGGACTTGGGAAAAGCCCCGAGGAAATAGCCGAGCTGGTTAAGAAGCACGAAGAATCCGAGCGCGAAAAGCTGGAGAACAAGGGCGAATGGGACAAGTTAAAGGCCCAGTTGCTTGAGTCTCACAAGAAAGAGTTAACAGCTCGGGAGGAAGCTGTGCAGAAGATGAAGGCAACCCTTGAATCTTATCTGGTCGACGCTTCTGCAACGGAAGCAATAGCTGCCGCGAAGGGCGTTCCTCAACTGCTCTTGCCCCATGTCAAGGCATCCGTGAAGGTTGTCGAGGAAGAGGGCAAGTACCATGTTCGCGTAGTTGACAAAGACGGTTCGCCACGCATGAACTCAAAGGGCGAGTACCTCGGCATCAAAGACCTTGTTGCAGAAATGCGCGAGTCTGACGTTTTTGCACGTGCATTTGAAGGAAACGGCACATCGGGGAGCGGTGCGCCGTCAGGCGGCACGTTTAGGAAGGGCGGGGCAATTATCCTTTCCCGCGATGATGCAAAAGACCCTGTGAAATACAGGTCAGCGAAAGAACAGGCACAGAAGGCGGGAGTCGATTTTCAGATTGCCGACAACTAAAAAAACTAAGGAGGAATTAAATATATGTCAAACACACTTGGAAACTATGATCCCATTTTTTACGCGCAGGAAGCACTTATACAGCTCAACGAAGCTCTCGGCTTCGCAGGAAGGGTTCACCGTGGCTATGATCCCTCACCTCAGCAGAAAGGCTCTGTAATCAACATCACAAGGCCGATGTCTTTTGAGGCTACGGATGTCAACACGACCACTGGCGGGACTACGCAGGAACTCAATCCCGAAAACGTCAGCATCACGCTGAACAACTGGAAAGAGGTCAAGTTTGGCCTTACGGATAAGGAGCTCTCTTTCACCAAAGAGAAGATCATCACAGACCATATCCGCCCCGCAGCATTTGGGCTGGCAAAGGCGATAAACAAGACCCTTTGCGATCTTTACCCGAAAATCCCGTGGTATGGAGCAATATCGTCAACTCCCACGGTGGCCGATATAACAGGGATACACACGATCCTGTTCAACAACAAAGCCCCGCTTGACGATCTCCATTTCATGGTAGACGGCAACGTAATGGGCGGCTTGATGGCTCTTGGCGCCTTTGCAACGAACGAAGGGGCAGGGCAGGCAGGTGTCAACACGCAGATGAGCGGGATACTCGGTACTCGCTACGGGTTCGAGTTCTTCGCTTCTCAGACCGTTCCCTCACACACAAGCGGGACAATGTCCGACACGGCAGGCGCACTCAACGCAGACGCTGAAGCTGGTGCAGAAACAATAGTCATTAAGTCGCTCACAAACAGTGAGACTCTCAAAAAGGGCGACATTATCAAAATAGCGGGCGACACACAGCAGTATTGCGTGACAGAGGATTATACAATAGCTGACGCTACGACCGTTGCGATCACACCGCCGCTTGCACAGAAGAATCTTGCTAATGCGCTTGTGACCGTTGTCCTTCCTTCGGGAACAGGCTCAACTAAGAATCAGTGCCTTGCGTTCCATCGTCACGCTTTCGCCCTTGCAATGGCCCCGCTCTCTGATCTCGGCGGCCAGCTCGGCGCGAGAATAGCAACTGTATCTGATCCTGAGACCAATCTTGCGATCAGAAGCAGGATGTGGTACGAAGGCAATACCTCAACCGTCAAGGTCGCACTTGATGCGCTCTGGGGCGTACAGGTTCTCAACCCGAACCTTTGCGTAAGGGCGGTACAGTAGGAGAATTTCAACGACAGGGAGGGGCTTTGCCTCTCCCCTTTTTTATTTTGTCGGAGGTGAATTTGAATGGAACTAGTAAAG